AATATTAAAAAAAAAATTAAATAAAAAATAAAAAAAAAAAAAAAATAAAAAAAAAAAAATAAAAAATGAAAAATGAAAAATGAAAAATGAAATATGAAAAATGAAAAATGAAATATGAAAAATGAAAAATGAAAAATGAAAATGCGCAATACTATTATATCAGCATACACCGTTATACTCGCAATATGGTTTTATTAATATAATATCAAAAATAAAATACAACAAAAAGAAATTAGAAGACCAGCACCACATAGTTCCAAATGTATTGTATTTATAATATCCAGTCAACGCTATGAGCATAGACAACATAACAAATAGCGTCAATGTATTATTTTTAACAAGCAATAGAGGCAATACATAAAATATTAACGCTATAAAAAGTAAACTTGGTTCGTTTTTTTTCCAGTTCATCCACTCCCACGACAAGTGCCCGTTACTCCCAATAAAAGTATTAAATATTAATGGGTCGTGTGTAATTTTATATAAAAATATAGAAATTGTTAATACCGTGTATATTAACAATAATGTATATCGAACGTTAATATTTTTTATCATTAACATTAAAATTATTTGTTGCACGATTATAAGTGCTGCAGCAGCCATTGATAGATTTTTATTTATAGTTTTATCGTTTAAATTCCTCCATAAAAAGAATTCTATTAGCTGCATTGAAGCAACTGAAAAGAAAAATAAATAAACTAAAGGATTTTCAAATGTTTCTGTTTTATATTTGGTGTATGCGTTTGTCATGTAAATAAAGATTAATGCTAAACACGCAAAGACAAATGTATTTATAGACACGTCCTGATTCCAACACATATAATAGTTGTATACATTATATTTGTTATATTAAATCGTTTATTTTATTGTACCAGAAATATGGATCGGGGTTATTTGTAATAAACTCTATTATTTCTGCTCCAGTGATATCCATATTTTTTAATTTCGGAACTAAATCCAGTTTCTGACCATATTCGTTTTTTAATAAATCAAATAATTTTTGATATTTCTTTTCATTTAATAAGTCTATGCATTTTCGTTGTACGTTTCTGGACACTTCGTTAAATTCTTTCCATTCGGTTAAATCTAATTCTCCCATATCCTTACCATGTAGTATAAAGTAAGCATATCTCAGATGTTGTAGAATTACATTTTTTAAATACGATTTTTTAGAGTCTATGATTTTATCTTTCTGCGCGTCAAATATATGTTGACTATACCCTCTGTAAAATCTCTGAATGTCCCCTTCAATTTCTGAAACTGTGCCAGTGTTGATATAATGATGTAAATTAAATAATCTCAATTTCGCTTCGCGTGTTAGATAGAACGGTAAGTTTGAACACGGCCCGGTCAGGTCTAGAAAACATCCGAAATTATCCCTGACGTCAAACCCAAATATAATATGGTTTAAATGACCTTTAAGACTGTCGTCGAAATATTCCGCGACAACTTTATTGCTTCTGCCAGTAAATTCATTGTATATAAAGGCAACGTCGTGAACCTTTGCGAATTCTGTCATATTCCGTAAATCTTCAGTGATATTCACATAATCATCGGTTCGACAGTTAGACGATTGTGGATCCGTGAATACATTTTTGCGAATAGTAAAAACAACCAATTCTTCTGAGCTCGTAAATATTTTAATATCTTCCTCTTCAGTCCCTCCATTTATGTCCGGAATATCGATAATGTGAGTATCGAGGTGCAAATCCTCGACCATATACGGAGGATTTTCTTGCATCGGGTCTATAAGAATTATATTAATATTTATAATCTGGTTCATATCTTTAATGCGACATCGGATATTTCTGAGTAATTCGGGATACTGGTGATAATTACATACGTCTATGCTACCTTTTTCGTTGCGAGTGTGAGCAGCAGTTCCAACCCCGATGAAAACTACATTGACTGCGTCGTGATTCATAGTGTTCTTGATAAGAGCTAAAATATTGGATAAACTCATATTATTAATAATGATACAATCTATTAATTTTAATTCAATTTTTATATATTTTATTGAACTTATATTAGGATTTAATGCTCATAGATTGAAGACAATCGGTTAGACTTGGAATAACCAGAAAAGATGATATGTCAGCCTTAAATGTTGGTCTTGGATAAACCGACATTATACCAGGTAATTTTTTTTTATTGGACCCTCTGGCAAATTCGTCTTTTAACGCGGTTAATTTCGATAAATAATCCAATATCCATTCTGAACCTTCTACAAACCGTGACCCGTTCAAAAATAATAACTGCGGTTTTATATTTTTTTCAATCTCGCGTTTATATTCTTTGCCAGTAAATATAATTATGTAATAAATATCTTTTGATGGAATTGTATCGTTGAAATAAACTGTGAAACTGTCGGTCTTTTTAATTTCAATATTTAATCCAACTCCTCCGACATTTCTGAAATCTTTAGATTGCTGACTACCTGCTTCATTAAACACCAGACCCATTTCGGTGAAAATTTCTTTCATTTTTGATATCACACCTCTTTCGCTTATTTGGGTATTGCCTTTATCTGTACGAGTCGATTTAATAAAATCGGACGACATACATTTCAATACTTGTGCTGAAATTGATGAAAATAGTTCAGACGCGGAAATATGTACGAATGCCATATTTGATGGATAAATATGTCTCAAAAATTCAAATAAAAAATTCAATTTATTTGAATTTGGGAGACATGGTTAATTATTGATATTGGTGTTAATATTAATATCATTCGCGTATAATCATTTCTACGATTGCCTTTATCAAAGGAGGAGGTACGGCATTTCCTATTTGTGTTATTTTTTCTTTAGTTGTGCCTAACACTATATGCTCTGGTGGAAACCCTTGTATTTGTTTAAGTTCATCTGGTAATAGCATTCGTAGATAAATTCCGGAAGCATTCTTCAATGGGACGAAGAACCTTGGTTGATGATCGTAAGAACAAAGAATTGTTTTTGCCGCTTTTTTTATATTCACTATTTCACAGTGAATAGGACTGTCTCGTTTTCCAAACGAGAAGAGTGTAGGATGTGTTTTATTTTTCCAAGTTCGCATTTCTACGTCAGCGTTTAACTTGCTCAATAAATATGGGTGAGCATTATTATTATCAGCGTATTTTTTTTTATCGGTCATATCGGTTAAAATACAATCGTCGGGAATGCCTGCGAAAAAGTCCGGATTAACTTTGATACTGCCTTCCATAGAATATTTTATAATATTTGTTATATTTGGATTATTTTTATTAGGTTTTGGAAATTTCGGTGTCCATCCAAATTTATTCCCTTTTTTAGTTCCGATAATAATTAAACGTTCTCGTTTTTGTGGTACATTAAACTGGTCGGTTTTACATACCTGGTACTTTACTTCATAACCAAGTTTTTCAAACTCTGATACAATAACGTCGATATATAATATACCATCTTGTTCCGTCCTTTTAGACAAGAGACCTTTGACATTTTCCCCTATAATCATCGACGGCTCGATTAAAGTCGTCGCGCGTAAAAATTCTCTAAATAACGTATTACGTGGATCATTATCTTGTTTTTTTCCAGCGTTACTAAACCCTTGACACGGAAATCCCGCAAAAATAACATCTGTTCTCCCCTTATATTTTAAGAAACAATCATTGCTGAGTTTACTTATATCCGTGATAGTACCTTCTGATATTAATTCACAATCTGGAAAATTTGCTTGGTGTGATTCGCAAAATTTAGATTTAAATTCATTGTACCCTATTACATTAAGCCCTGCTTGTTTTAGACCTAAACTGTCTCCTCCTAGACCAGAAAATAAACTGATGGCTGTATATGGCATCTTTTTAATTTAAGTATTATAATAGATTTAAATCAATTTAAAAATAAATACAATTTAATTTTAAATATAATATGTCAAGTTTTTGTTTTATTTTGTTTTATTTTAAACTAGTTAAATAGTAAAATTATAATAATCGCTTGAAACGCTTCTCTCAGCGTATGAATATGCCGGATTGGCTGGAGGTGGCTCTGGAATAGTTACTACAATGTATCTCAAAATTTCTGGCTTTAATACAAACGCGCAACCGTTGCTTTCGAACATTTCGTTATAAAATTCTAAGCTAGAATCGAAATTTTGAAAAGATAAAGCCACTAATTGTGCGCCATAATTTAATGATAAAACCGAACTGGGGTTAGCACTACTTGCGGAGTAGTCGGGTAAAACAATTGACATTTGTTTTTTATTGAATTCGATCAATTCTTGCATATCAGGCGTAAGTTTTACATCCTGAAACCGCATTGACCTCATAAAGGCTGCGTTGCTTGCCATATTAACATATTCGTCTAGCAGCGTATCAACGAATAACGGATTTGTTTTATCTACGCATATTATTACCTTGCCCATTAAATCTTTTAGAGGTGTTATTCCAAAATTTAATCCGTTGTTTTCATAACTATACTCTTTCCCCATAAGACGCATCGATAAGGTATTTAAAATTATTTCTGCCATTTTATCGTAGATTGGTTTATTGTTACTCATAATTCTTAAATGTAGTATAAGAGGGTCACCCGAGTTCGGGCAAGCGCTTGAAGAGAACGCGTAGTTGTTGATAATGTTCATTGCGTCGGAGAATAGCACTACATTGTATGTTTCTTTTGTATAGTAAGAATTCAAAGATGAACAGGCAATAACAGGTTCATTATCAACCGAATAAATTTCAAAATCCAAACACCGAACACCTTGTTTAATACATGTCTTAAGCGCACATACATTTACATAATTATTTTTAAGGTCGCCTGAAGCACAACAATTATATGCTGTTTTTATATAGTAGTCTCGCAAGTTATATTGATACTGGTCGTTGTTAATATTTATTGTATGAATCATCGGAAATTTGTCGTAAAAACTACCAAGGTTTTTACAATTGATATCGTCTAAATTTAGTTTATTGTAAACCCACCATATTATAGAAATTAATGCTAGCGCTGATAATCCTATTATTGTATATTTGGTGGTTGAATCCATTATATTAAATAAGTATAATAATGTATAAATTATAAGTTAAATAAATGTTTATTTATAATAATAATGCCTGGAGGGTTACTAAATCTAGTTTCTGCTGGAAACCAAAATGTTATATTGAACGGAAACCCAACCAAAACATTCTTTAAAACTACTTATGCAAAATATACTAATTTCGGTTTACAAAAATTTAGACTGGATTTCGACGGGGCTACCAATCTAAGATTGTCTGAGCCATCGACATTTAAGTTCAAAGTTCTGAGATACGCCGATTTATTAATGGATACATATTTATGTGTTACATTGCCGACGATATGGAGTTCGGTGTATAAAACCGACAATGATTGTTATCTGCCGTATGAATTTAAATGGATAGACGACTTAGGTTCAATGATGATTAAACAGGTATCGTTTAATGTCGGCGGACAAATTATTCAAAAATTCTCGGGACAGTATTTAAGAAATCTAGTTGAGCGGGATTTTAGTGGGTCTGTTAAACGAACTTATTACGATATGACCGGTAATACTGCGGTGTTAAACGACCCAGCGAATTCTAATGGTAGAATAAATCAGTATCCTACTGCGATATATAACGCTACATGGCGGTCTGGACCAGAACCGTCTATCTGAGCTAGCAAATTGTTTATACCATTAAATATATGGTTTACTATGGCAAGCGTTATGGCGTTTCCTTTAGTAAGTCTTCAATATAACGAACTGACGATTGATATAGAAATGAGACCAATACAAGAATTATTTGTTATAAGAGATGTAGTTAATTATTTAACGTATGCGCCCGATGACGCTCCTTATGTACAAGCTAATCAAAATATTCTAGAATATAATTTTAGTCGGTTTATACAATCACCGCCGAATGCATCTTATGATTACAGTGGAGCGGATACTCGAACAAATTGGGCGGCCGATATACACTTGACGAGCACGTATGCGTTTTTATCAGAAGATGAAGTTAGATTGTTTGCCTCTAACGAGCAGAATTATTTAATTAAAGAAGTATATGAATATAATTTTAATAATCTAGTTGGTCCGAATCGGGTTTCTCTCGACAGTTTTGGTTTAGTTGCTAATTGGATGTGGTATTTTCAAAGAAGCGATGTTCAACTGCGTAACCAGTGGTCGAATTATACAAACTGGGCGTATAAAACTATTCCACAAAACGTATCTTTATATATAATTCAGACGAGTCCTTGTTTAACGTCGCCTATTTATAGCACTGGCCCATTTAATCCCGCAAATCAGAAAACTATTATGAGCAAGTGGGCTATAATTTTGGACGGAACTTATCGGGAAAACACGCTTGATGCTGGAATTTTACAATATGTTGAAAAATATACAGCGTCAGAGGGTTATTCGGGTGACAATTTATATTGTTATAATTTTGAAATATGTACAAGCCCGAGAGACTTTCAACCAAGCGGTGCTATGAATCTGAATAGGTTTAGCAACGTTCAATTCGAATTTACTACATTTCAACCTCCATTAGACGCAGAGGCGCAAGTATTTGTTATATGCGACCCTGTCACAAACCAAATAGTCGGCGTTAATAAACCTACGTGGCAAATTTATGATTATAATTATAATCTTACTGTATTTGAAGAAAGGTATAACGTAGTCACGTTTTTGTCTGGGAATGCTGGATTAATGTTCGCTAGATAATTAACTGAAATATTGACTGAATTATTAAAATATACGCAAATGATATGGGAGACGTGCGTTTAAAAAGAGAGATGGATAATTTGAACGAAATATTTAACAGTTCGGTAAAAAATCTAATAAATTACCATAATTCGCGTATATACGGTGTTAGTAAATCAATAATGATGCCAAATATTAAAAGTTTGAAAATTAAGGACAATATAAACTATTTTAAGGTAGAATACACTAAATTGAAAAATAGATTAAATTTAGAAATACGCCATGCTCGAACCAAATGCGCTCGGTCGATTAGTACGGATAGCGCAATTCCGAGTAAAATTGCACTGGTAATCGGATGTAACTACCCAAACACATCATACACTTTATCGGGGTGTATAAACGATGCCGAAAATATAAAAAAATTATTAAAAACCAATTATGCGTTTGATACTATTAATATAATAACAGATAATACACACGTAACTCCTACTAAAACAAATATATTAGATGGCTTGAAAAATATGTTAACAAATTCAATCACGGGAGACAAATTATTTTTTTCGTTTTGTGGGCACGCCAGTCTAATGAAAGATAAAAACGGGGATGAGCCAAGTGGATATGATGGAATAATTCGTTGTTTAAATTCAGAGATTATAGTAGACGACGAAATCAAACTTATTATAGACAATAATTTAAAAAAAGACGTATCATTGTTTGTACTAATCGATGCCTGTTATAGCGGTACTATTATGGATTTACGATACCAATACCTAGATAGCAAAAAAATAGATAAAATAACTATAAATGAAAGGCATACTGAAACAATCGGCAATGTAGTATTAATCAGCGGCTGTATGGATTCTCAAACCAGCTCAGAGACTAATGATAATCAAGGTGCTATGACTTCTGCGTTTTTAATTGCGCCTCATAGCAACACGATGACGTGGAATAGTTTGGTTTGTTCTATGCGGAATTATTTAGAAAAGGAATCGTATTCTCAAATTCCACAGATATCTAGTGGTAGGGCATTGGATATAAATGAGATTGTAAGTTTAATATAAATTTGTAGTTGTCGATAATATAATGTATTTGTAATAAATTATAAGTACATTATAGTGGTTTAATGTAACAAGGTAAGTGTGTAAAAATGCTTGAAACATATAGAATACGTAGTGTTCGTTGAGCATATGTTGATTATATAATATTATATGTCGTATATAATATAAGATGCCAGTTGAAGGAAACCTTATTAGATGTAGTAAAGGCACCCGTAGAAATAAAAAAACAGGTCTTTGCGAACCAACGCTAAAGGGGTCAAATTCTTTAGGAAAAGTAATAACAGTTCCTAAAGGTAACCCTTCACCAATTGCAATGAAACTTAAAGAAACCAAGGTTCTGAGATGTCCTAAGGGCACGCGTAGAAATAAAAAAACAGGTATTTGCGAC